TTTTCAAGTAGGAGTTTTCCAAATGGAACCGACCAATGTTCTCGTTCAGTTCATCGACGCCGTGGGCCTGGATGGCATTTCCGCCGCCGTGATCGCGGCCGGTCTGATCGTGGTGGCCATCGCCATGGCCTTCAAGGGTCCGGACCTCGGCAAGCGCGTGATCCGTAAGGTCTGATCATGTTGGTAGGTGCACTCATGGCCCTTTTCATGGCCCTTATGGTTCTGATCGGTGCCATGAGCGCACTTGCCTTCGTGTTCGCTGTGGGGAGGGCATTGCCATGAGCGTCAGATTCCTGGCGCTTGTGTGTAGCGCCTTCCTCTTTTTTTCTGCATCGACGTTTGCGCAGCCGGTGCCTCCGTCTTCTTCTGGCCCCGTGTCCTACCCAATCAGCACGGTGCGCAACGTGTCTACCGTTGGTGCCGGGTCTGTCGCTCCTGGCAACGTCGGACGTTATGCCTTCGCAGTCGCTACCGGTGGGCTTGTTGTTGCTGACGCATCTACCGGCCTTCCGCTTCCCGACGGGAAAAACCTTCCTGTCACAGTGTCCAGTCAAATTCCAAAAGCGACTGTTGCTGGTGCGCTCGGTCGCTTCGCCCGTAAGGCTATCCCGCTTGTTGGAACGGGTGTTGCCCTCTACGACCTCGGGCAGGAACTAGGGTTCGGCTTGGATAACTCAAGCGGAACGATGCAGGTTACTAAGGTCTCTGATCGCCCCGCTGGCTGCGGAAGTCCAACAGGCACGGCGCTCGCAATCATCAGCGGTTCGGCGGGTACTAACTGTCATGGTCAACCCACTGCTGGGTTTGTCATCGATGGTTTTGAACGTTCGGGGAGTCAGTGTCGGCTGTATTACCACTGTGGGAATGGTACATACCTTGGGGCATACACCTCATGGTCCGCAAACAGTGATCCGCAGGGTACTCAGCCATCGACGATTCAAGAGTTTGAGGATGCGATTGAATCGCGCGGCTCTTGGCCACCTTCTTCTGCACTCGCTCGCGCTATGCGTGACGCCATCAATGCGGGCGAAATTGTTCCGGTGCATCCCCATGATGTGACTGGCCCGGCTAGTACGCCCGGCCCTGTTACCACCACAACGGACTCGGTCAACAACACGACCACGACAAGCACCACCACGCACAACCATACGTATGACGGTCCGAACGTCACTACGACCACGACCACAACGAATGTCACGGTTGACAACACAACTAACAACATCATCAGTTCTACAACCAGCACCACGCAGCCGGTGATGCCTGAGAGTTCCAGCGAGGATGAGCCTGTGACCTTCAGCGATACCGCGCTACCTCCTTTGCCTAAGCTCTATGAGCCAAAGTATCCCGATGGCTTGGTGGGCGTTTGGAACAGCAAAAAAGCGCAACTGGATTCCGCTCCCCTCGTTGCTCTTGTTGGCGATCTGATGCCGAACATTGGGTCTGGTGGCACATGTCCTGTGTGGACCATGCCGCTTGACTTCGGTTTCTTCAATGCCGGCGTTCTAGATTTCAGCGTTCCCTGTTTCATTTGGGACTTTGCTAAGGTCGTGATCATCGTGTCCGCGCTGCTGCTGGCCCGGCGTCTGGTCTTCGGGGGTTGATATGGGCGCGTTCTTCTCTGCGCTCCTGGCGAAGATTGCCGCTGTTGCCAAGTGGTTCGGTGACCTCTTCGTTGCGGTCTTCGTTGCGCTTTGGGACTTGCTCAAGGATGGGTTTTCGTGGTGCTTCGAACAGGTCATGGATGTGGCGATCGATGCGGTGTCGAGCATCGATGTCTCGGGCATCAGTACTGCGGGCGGCTGGGGTTCATTGCCAGCGGAAGTGATCAACATCCTGGCGCTGATTGGTGTCGGCGAGGCAACAACGATCATCGTTGCAGCCATCGGTATCAGGCTGGTGCTCCAACTGATCCCGTTCACTAGGCTCGGCTCATGATCAACGGAATCGAGGGTATCCCTGGCTCTGGCAAGAGCTATGAAGCGGTCGCGTTTCACGTGCTTCCGGCGCTCGAAGCCGGTCGCATGGTCATCACGAATTTGCCGATCGTGGTGGAAATGTTCGTCGCGATCAACCCGGATTATGCGAAGCTGATTGAGCTTCGGCGTCGTGCTGCTCCGGTGCGCGGTACCTGGGATTTCGCGCGCGTCGATGAGAACGGCAACGGTCATGCTTTTGAGTTGTTCGAGGATGGCCGCGTCGAGCCCGTCTCTGGCAACGTGGCGCCGTTTTCAACGGTGTGGTGCTACTACACCCCCTGGAAGCACCCGATAACGGGGCAGGGGCCTCTGTTCGTGATCGATGAGGCCCATGTGCCTCTGCCGCGCATCGTTGCGAATGAGTGGGTTCGTCAGTGGTACTCGTTGCATCGACATTTCAACGTTGATGTGTTGCTGATGTCGCAGCGCTTCCGCAAGATTCACCCCGACATTTCCGAGCTGGTGGCCATTCTTGTGCGCTGTCGCAAGGCCGATATCTTGGGCAAAAAGGGAAGCTATATCCGCAAGGTGCATAGCGGTTACCCTGGCGCGGTGATCAGCACAGAGGAGCGGCCCTACAAGCCGGAATTTTTCCCGCTGTACAAGAGCCACACCCAGGGCAATTCAGTTGCTGAGGCGTCTGCTTCTGACGTGCAGCCCTTCACCGTGAAATGGAAGCGAATTCAGTACGGCTGGTGGACCATGACGGCGGTTGTTTGTGCATACCTGTTCTGGCCGTTTGGAGGTAAGGCCGATGCCCCGCCGCCTGCTAAGGCTGTTGCGCATGTCAAGCCGGTGGCGAGTGTGATCGATGGTCCATCGATGCAGTCCACTGCAAAGCACCAGGCGCAAGTTGTTGCACCGTCGAAACCCGCCATCGAAGCCGCGCCTTCGCCTGAGGTGGACCCGGACCCCTTCGCGGGGAAAAAACTGCACCTCACGGGCTGGATGCAGGTCGGGACAAAGGCCATTTTCACGTTCACGGTCTCCGACGGCGGCCGGCGCATCTTCGATCTGCAGCTGTCTGAACTGCTCAGTGCGGGTTACCGGTTCAAGGCGCTTGGTCACTGCTCGGGCATCCTGACCTTCGCGGACAAGTCGAGGCCCGTGACATGTGATGCGCCTGTGTTGGCGGTGGGGCGCGAGGATAGGCCTGTGGTGGTCACAGAGGCGCGCGCGCCATCTGCGTCAACGCATTGACCCCTGCAATTCGAAAACGCTCCTGCAGGCCGTTTTTACGGCCTTGGCGAGGTTCTTCGAGGCACGGCGGGCCTTGGTGTACCACTGCGGCGCTTGGACCGTCACCCAGGCTACAAGCTGGGGTTGTTGCTTCACCAGCGCAGCCTGGGCCGACCGCAGGGCGCGCCCGATGCGGCTGGTGGGCCGTGAGGTGTTCCATACCGGCTTTCCGAACGCCAGGACCAGCTGCAGCGCCATGGCGTCAGCGTGTTTGCGGAAGTTCTTTGCGATCATGCCGGGCTCCTTTTTGATACCTTCAGCAGCGCTTCCTCGCTCCCCTCGCTGGCGAGGGGCGGGGGGGAGTGGTTGTAGGTTCACAAAGAAAAATCCGGCCTGTGCCACAGACCGGAAAAAAAGACACCCCCGTTACGCCCCTCGCATCGCGTTGGGGTTAACGGGGGTGGCTTCCGGTCTTTGGTGCAGGTCGGATTTTTCAGCACGCAAGGGCCTGCGCCCGCACTTGAGCGAAGCGGGCGTGACACAAAGCGAAGCGACTGGCGCGACAAGTGCAGCAGGCCCGGGGACAAGGCCAAAAAATCAGGTGAGAAATGTTTGCTTACACTGCGGCTCAAGGAGGGCAGTAGCCATGAGCATGCATGACCGTGATTGGTATCAGGCCGAGCAACGCGCGCGCAGACAGCGTGAGCGCGTCGATTTCAGTCGCTCTGCAAAGTGGGCGATGTTTCGCCAGGGTGCTATGGCTACCGTGATCAACTGTCTCGCCGTGTACGGTGCCCTGCACCTGTTCCTGCGCGTTTTCCGGTGGTTTTCTGGCTGATGCTCTACGGATACGGTCGGGTCTCTCGTAGCAGGCAGGAAACGGCGCTTCAAGATGATGCGTTTGCTGCCGCAGGTGTCAAAGAGGTAGTGCGTGAAAAGTGGTCTAGCGTCGGTTCTAGACCTGGGCTTCACCGGTTGATTGCGCAGCTCAAGCCCGGCGATTGCCTTGTCGTCTGGAAGCTTGATCGGATGGGGCGCAGTCTTCTCGATCTTCTAAATCTCCTTCAGCAGATCACTGCGGCCGGCTGTGATTTCGCTAGCCTCACTGAGGCCATTGATACGAGGACGCCAGTCGGCCGGCTTGTGTTCTCGATACTCGGTGCGGTCGCGGAGTTTGAGCGTTCGATCATCCGTGAGCGCTCGATAGCGGGGCAGGTTGCAGCCATAAACCGCGGGGTCAAGATCGGCCGGCCGAAGTCTTTAACCGATGAGCAAGAAAAAAAAGTGCTCGATATGTGGCGCGAGGGCCACAGTATGAAGTCACTTTCCCGTCATTTTGGTGTCCATATGACGGCTATTAGGCGAGTGGTTTATAGGGTTACTAACCCTGATCACCCCTGGTTGCAGCCGAAGCGGCCGGTGATTGGCAAATACCTGGAATAGGTATAATGCAACGCTTGTAACAGCCCGCAAATGCTTCGTGAGAAGTGTGCGGGCTTTGCTGTTTTTGGCGTTCTCAATCGCGGCAATAGCTATCCATTTGATAGCGTCAAGGCCCAGCATTTCCGCGATTCTCCCGGCCATTACTGGTGACAGTCGGTGATATGTCTTGGCCTTAGACATGGCGGTTGGGTTGAACCCCATTTCCTTAAGCGCCTCGGCCTCGGTGATGCCTCTTTCGGCCCACTCTTTGCGGGCTAGCTCTAGCAGGTCCATGGTGGTAGCTGTCATACGTTCCTCGACTTGTCAAGATGGCAAGTCGAACTGTACCGCCTCTTAACTTGCCATGGTGGCAAGCGGTGTTTAGGCTTCGCTCCGTACTTGCCATCGTGGCAATTTTTAGGAGCCGGCATGCTTTTTCTCACAACTGGTCGCCCTGGTGCAGGGATGGCCTTGACCCTGACAGCACAGCAGGTCTGCGACCTCGAATTCGTCGCAGCCCTGGCCTCTCGTTCACCCGCTGAGCCTCGCAAAGCCGAACTTAGCTTGCCGGCTCCGGTCCGGCCTGCTCAGCGGGTGAGCACCCGCAATCAAGCCGCCTGGGTCGCTGTCGGTGCCTTCCTGGCGGATCGCGTGGTGAACCCATGAATCACGTAGACCTGATCGTCGGTGGCGTCATCGTGGGCTTTGTGCTGGTGTGCGTCGTCGGCTTCGCTGCTGTTGGGTTCGATCACATGCTGCATCTCGATCTGTCGGGGTTGGCGAAATGAACGCGCGCAAAAAGTTTGAGTTCGATGCGTTCTGCGCCGGCTTCGTGTTCGCCCTGGTGTTGGTCTTCATGGCGTGGGGTTGCTGGTCCATCATCGTTGGGGCGGCGCACTTTGCCTGTGCGGCGATCACGTCATGAGCGCGCAGCAAGCGTTCTATCGGTACCGCACCAGTGCCAGTGTGCTCAAGCGGTATCTGCGTGGTGAGCGCGTGTCTGACTCGTTGGTCCGTCTTGTGGCTGCGAACGTTATTGGGGCCTACGCATGAGCGCCCCCTACACCCATGCCGATCACGCGCGCAAGTGCGTTGTGGCGGCATATCGCGGCGAGTCCTTGGCCCTCAAGGTCCAGTACGTTCAAGCCCGCCTGAAAGGCACTGTGTGCTGCGCGCGCATCGTCGATGCGTGGGACACGGACGATGGCCTGGAAATGTGGAAGCTCGACTTCCTCGGGCCTGTTCAAGGCCGCTTCTCGGTGCCAGCTCGGAACGTCCGTCAATGTCAAGGCATTGATGGTCGTTGTTCGTGCTCGCCGGCTGATCCAGTGTTGGAAGAGCGCGCCCGCACGAGGGGCCCCGCTTGCGGGGATACGGGCGGCGCGCCAGCGCTCCCCGATGGTAATCACGGGGA